CTTTATCTATAATATTTTCCATAGATTGAATTTTATTAGTATTATAGTGTGCTGCATAAGTACTATCAATATAATCTGTAAATTCTTCTATTAGTTTATCTTCACTAAACTTATATATGTTAGTTTGCTCAGGAATAACTTGTTTTTCTACTACTTTAATACCTAAATTTTCAATCTCTTCTTTTGTGTATTGGTTATGACCATGTCCAGCAGCAGAATCCCAACCTATTGACTGTCGTTCTGGTACTATATCGTTTGGTGATATTGGTCTCATTTCTTCTCCAATCTTAAATCTATCTGTTGTTCCTTGGTATCTACCATATACGACACCGTTAGCACGTTCATAAGTTAATGCTGCTCCACCTATAAGTGTTCCCATTAACCGATCTTCTTTTTAATGGCATCAAGTAGTTTACTTAAATTTTCTTTTTTATTTAAATTAGTTCCTGCTACCTCAACTCCTAAAATCTCTTCAAGTTCTCTCAACATAACTTTTACAGTTAGTGATTTATCTTCTTCTTCAAGTTCTGGTTTTTCGTATATTTTAAGTTGTACTAATTTACTTATAACACTTCTATATCCTTTTTCAAATATAGTTGCTAATTCGTGTACATCTTTAATTTCTTCTTCAAGATAAAGCCTAGTTAGTTCAGCTTCTTGCTCGTCATTCCAAGCTTTAATACTCATATTCGTTCTCCAATTCTTCAAATTCCAATTCTAATTGATTATTCCATATATACCTTTGTGCTACTGCTTCTGCAGCGTCATTTAAAAGAGGTATTAAAGAGCTAACTTCATCTGCTGGAATAGAAAATCCTGTCTTAGTAGGAAACCACTGTCCTGTATCTCCATCCATTGTATAATCTCTTATATGTAGATATAGTTTATCTCTAAATTCATTAATAGTTACTTTTACTGCATTACCGTTTGGTTTGTGGAATGCAGTGCCAAAGTCTATATTCATATTGTTACTACTTTTTCAGTGCTTATAAAATCTCTTGCCCAAGCTGTAACTGGGTATAACTTAAATATCTGCACTAAAGCATATCTAGTTTCTGTAGTTGACTCATTTGACATACCATGAGCCACTAAATCAGGGTCAAAAAATATAGTCTCTCCTTGTTCTAACCATTGAAGTCTACGTTTCTTTTCTGTATCTATAAATTTATATGTAAAATCTTTACTTGCAGTAAGAGCTGTAATACTTCTTATCATATAATCATTTTTATCTTTTACTGCTGTATTATTGCCATCAGTATGTAAAGGAATCTCTTGTCCTGGTAGTTGCCTATGTATTCTCACTCTAGTAGTCTGTAGTTCGAAATGATCTACTAATCTTTTAACTTGAGGTATTTTATCGTATAAAGCTGTATATTTAAAATCGTCAGGATTTTCTAAAGGATTAGATCTATAAAAATCAAATACACTTCCTGATTCACTTTTTACTGATATAGCATCTACATGGCCTGCAAGATCTTGATCTGTATGTTTTACAAATTTAAGTTGTTTAACCCAGCTATTATCAAATTCTAATCTTGTTTTAGCTTTTAATAACATAATCTTTTATCTGACCCCCCTCTACAGGTTTATCCATAAAATCTTTACCTAATATCCATATATCAGGATTTTTATTTTTAATTTGATTAATCCATGTACTATAACTATTCGTAACTCCTTTTAGTCCTTGAAGGTAATGAGCATTTACTGTATGAAATGCGTTACTCCACCAAATTAAACTATCAGGATCTGCTATAATTTTATTTGTTATTGAAGTAGGATCTTTACAAATATTTACATGAGTAAACGTATGTTTTAATTTTTTATATCTATACCAGTGCTCTTTAATATTAGACTCACCTTTCCACCAATTAATTTCTCGTTCCCACAAATTTTGATCAGTTTCATTTTCTGTCATAGTACCATGTGTTTCATTAAATGAATAATGTTTTCTTGCCCAGTTAATAAAAGAAGGATAGTCCTCCCCATCCCAATGTTTAAACATCATACTTTTATAAGCTAAAGCAGGTTTACTATAATCATAAAAATTTACTATAGTATCTTCTTCAAAACCAAAAGTATTTAATATCATATGAGGTTTAAAACTAGCAGCTAATGTATATAAATTTTTTATAGGTTTGTTTAATTTACAGTATTTTAAATCTAAATATGTTTCCGTATTCCATAAAAACACACATTGAGGTGCATAATTTACTATATTATTAATCCATGATAATTGTTTTTGTAAATCCTCAATACTACTAGTAGGATATACAAATTCTTTTGCATCTCTAACTTTAGGGTGAAAATTATAAACAGTTAGTCCATTTTCTAAACTAGTATTTATAAAATTCCAACCACTTACTAAAGGAGTACAAACTTTTGTTTCTTCTGTTGGTATTAATGATAACGGTGTATAATCATCATGTATATCTTTAATATGTCTATTAGCTGCCGCTACTGTTTCTGGTTCATCTAACTTACGTTTAGCATCTCCCCATACAGGTTTATTAAATTTTTTATAATAATTTAAATTAACTAATATACATTGTTTATGTAAACCATAATAACCATTTCCTTCTGCCCAGTTACTATTAGGAGTCTCTTTATCCATAATATGACCTGTAACAAAAAAGTTTTTCTTTTCCATCCATTTTTCAAGTAGTCTAAAGAAACTAGCTTCTCTGATTATATGTCCTACGGATTGTACTATACAAAATTCTACATCATGTTCTACCGCTTTATCTAAAACTTCATTAACTGAATTTCCATATATAATAGGACCAAAATATTTAAATCTAGTAAAAAATCCAGTAATTTCTGCTCGTTTTTCTTGTATAGTCATATTCTTAGACGCAAAAGCTGGATCATCAAATATAGCCACTACATAGTTTTTATTTAAACCCATTTTTCGCATAACTATGCTCTACTAACTCTTTAAATTGTTTGTTTATTTTGCCATGTACTATCATATGGTATCTGTCTTCATCACTTTTATTATATACAGCATGTGTATTACCTACATCTAATAATAATGCTTTTCCAGGACTAAAAGGAGTAAATCCTTTATGACCTTTCATTTTCATTTTACACCCATCTGGATTATTCAATGCTATATTTATAGGAGATAACTTATGTATATTAGTATCTGTATGAGGTGTGATATAGCCTTTCGGCTCTAATAACATAAATCTAACTCTATAATAAGTATTATAAGGAAAGTAGGCTTCAAAAAACTCTTTAGTTATAGGACATTTTGGACAAATATCTGTCCAATTATAAGGAGTCTCATCATTTGATCTATATCCATAGTGTTCATAGTGATTAGTTTTATAAGAATCTATTCCGTGTATACACAGACTTCTCCAACCTTTATGACTATATCCTGACCCATTATCTTCATCACGATGTTTAACAAATTTATCTTTTAGAGCAATAGCTTCTTGTAGCATTTCTTCGTGAGGAACTTCTATATCTAGCTCTAGCCAAGGAAGACCACTTTCATTTACAATATTATTATAATTCACGAAATGCCTGCTTCTAATAACATAGATTCATCAAATGCAAAACTTGTTCCACAACCGCAACTAGCTTTAGCGCCTGGATTTTCTACTTTTAGTTGCTTACTTAATCCTGATGTATCTAAATCTATAATACTTCCATATAGATACTTTAAACTAATAGAATCAATAACTGATGGAGGATTTTTTGAAAATTGTATATCATCTTTTTTAGGATGTGTTTCTGTATCAAAGGCATAATTAAAACCAGAACAACCCCCACCATCTACTGCAAATCTAAAATATTGTCCTTGTTCTAGTACTTCTGTAATATATATTTGAGCTTTAGGAGTAATAGTGGGCAATTGCCCACTAACTTCTTCATTAAATATTGGGACATTACCATGAAAATCATCAATAATTTTTTTATCTAAACTAGGTACTTCAGAAGATTTACTACTTATTGTTTCTTTCTCTAAGTTTGCAAAAAATTCATCTAATTCATCCATTATACTCTCCTTATAATTTTATACTATAGTAAATTATTAGAAAGTCAATATCTAACAATATTATCTCTATTAGCAACTTGATTAAATACAGTTACATAGTCTTCTACAACTTTATCCCAAGTATTAATCATATTCATAGCATCTTTTTTAGAATAAATTTCTTCTTCTTTATTATGAGAGTGATATATCATTTTAAGACCATTTGTTAGTGCATTAGTATTAGGCTCATTATAAAAAGTATGAGTACTCATACCTGTCATAGCATCTCCAGGTTTCATAGCAAAAACATTAGAATCAGTTATATCTACATGTTTTTTTTCTACTGGAAGTTTAAAACCTGTCTCTTCTGTTACAAAATCATCTGTAGGGCCACCATCAGATACTACAGGTACACAACCACAAGCCATTGCGTCTTGTACATGCATACCAAAACCTTCTGCTCTATATGGATGTACTAATATATCAGATGATTTAAATAGTGCAGCCATTTCTTCATCAGATAGATCTTCATCAATATACTGTACTTCTGAACATCCTGTTTTATACTGCATTTTAACTATCTCATTTAATATATTACTTTGTCCATATATTTTAGGATTATCTTTAATAGTTAATGTTGCTTTATCAAATTTTTTAAAAGCATCTTTCCAAGAGTTCATAAGTATATCTAATCCTTTTCTCCATTGAGAATTTCCTACATATACAAAATTAAATTTATTTTTATTTATATATTTACTTTCTGAATTATCTTCATTCCTATTAAATAATTCTTTATTGTATCCATTAGGTACTACAAATAAATTTTGTGGATTAAGTCCTGCATTTGAAAATACTGTTGATATAAATTTACTTGGAACAATTAAAGCATCTGCAAAAGTTTCAAATTTATATTGCCATTCAAAAGGTGCTTTAGTATATTCCCAAGGTTGTATAAATACTACTTTAGTTCTATCACTTGCAGGCCATTGCCAAATAGGAGGATAAGAATGTCTCAACTGAATATCAGGTTCACCTGTTTCAGCTTGTTCTAATATCTTTAGTTGTTTAACTATATTTTTGTCTAGTTTATACTCAGGGTCATAACCATCCAAGGGAGTAATAGATATTTCCCAATCAGGGTGCGTTTCTGCTAGTTTAATAACCAGATTTCTATTAATAATAGAAAGTGAGTGATTATCATAAAATTTTCCTACAAAATCAATTATCATATTAATATGCCCTATCTAAGTGTTGTTCTATATAACTTGTTACTTCTTCTGATGGTATAGCCCTAAGAATAGGCCATTGCGCTGTTCCAAGTCCTGAAGTTTTAAAATTATGTAATTCTTCATAATTATCCATAGTTACTTGATTCCAAATCTGATAAAAAGGGTCATTTTCAACTAAATCTGAGTGGCCTATATTAGTAATTTTTTCATGTAGTGCATCTTTAGTTCTGCATAAACTCCAATGAACAGCTACTAGTGGAGACATTAATCTATTATGTCCTGCAGCGCTTTTATCTGTCCATCTAGCATACGTAAAAGTACTATCTTTAGATGTAGACATACCTTGATTCTCTCCAAAGAAAGGAGTCCCGTCTTCATTAGCAATTACTAAAGTAGTATCATCAATGGTTTTATAAGGAGTTGCCCAAGTCATACAAATATCTGCTTTATTATAGTAACGCTCTACAATAGGACAGTAGTTATAAAAAAAGTCTTTTGAATTTACTAGATATTCGTCTGCATCTATACTAAAAATCCAGTCATTAGCACATTGTGCTTTAAGAAAATTTCTTTCATAGTTATCATTTTCTATAGCTACTTTACTTTTTACAAAATCTTCTTCTATAATGGAAATTTTAGAATCTCCATCTATAGCACCTAGCTCTGTCCATAATTTAGTCTCATCAAAAGAAAAACTATTACCACTCCAAGTAGTTCTATTCTTATCAAGACCCAAAATAATTTCATCTACATAGTTATAATACTTAGATATACTTTCAGGTAAATAAGCTGCATCATAGCTTATTAAACTTATAACTGACTTCTTTTTCATTTACGCCTCTTTAGTTGTTTTTGGGGCAGGTTTTACTACTGGTTTTTTATTGACAAGGGCTTTAACTGCTGCTTTAACTTTTCTTTTTAGTCCTAGTATTCTAATACCATTCCAATAATTTTTACTATCAGATCCCGAACTGCTAATCTTTAAAAATTCATATTCTATAGTAAAATTATCATCATTCCTAAGTAGTGCTTTATTTAATTCTTCCATAATTACTGAGTTTGTTACTCCTGATACTATTAAAACACATTCTTTATCAAGATTTGGGTACACTATTGTAAAAAACTCATCAAGAGTAGCAGCATTTAGTTGTTCTATGTCCAAATAACATATGTTAAAAGTAGGTAGTTTAGAATAGTCTACATTTTGAAATGAATCTTCGATAATAGTTATGGCATCAGCTACATAACCGCTGGTTGTTTTCCATTTCTCAAGATTATAATTAAGATCTCGTATCATAGAAGGCCAACAAGGCGATCCTTCTGGTATAATAGAAGGATTAGGTTTTCTCCAATCATACATAGAGTTTTCTATACCCACAGCTTTTGTTTTATGATTACTAGCTAGAGCAGACATTAAAGTAGCGCCTTTATAAACTCCTATCTCTAAGTAATTAACATTATCTGCACCACATAAGTTATTTATAAAACCTCTTAATCTGTTCGAGGATGATCCATCTATTTTTCTAAGCCATTCATCAAGATTACTTTTATCTACTTGCGACATCTCTAATGCTGCTTGCACCCATATTTTATTTAGTTTAGGCATTATTTTTCCTTTTCATAATTTGTTTATCTATTATATAAAATGGTGCATAAATTACTACTAATAATATTAATGATACAAAAGTTGGTATTACTAAAAATAGTAATGCCAACAGAATCCATATCCATACTAATATAGTTAATATAGGCCCACTATCTCCTGATTTTAATTTTTTAGCTTCTTTTTCTATACCATCGTACATTTTTTGTTTCGTTATATATACTTTATCCACTTTTTATCTCTTTGTCCAGCGTTTTATAAAATTTTGAATTTGCCCATTTCGTCAGTAGTGTTTGTAAATTTCTGCTTTCCATATTAGCCTTAGACTGATCCTTTATTCTTTTATTATCTCTTGATTCATGGTGTAAAAGTCTAACAGGTATTTGATAAATATGTTCTCCAGCTTCCCTAGCTTTTAAACAATAGTCCACATCTCTATTATAAGTCCACTCATATTCTGGACTAAAATTTCCTACAGTATTAAGAAAACTTCTCCTAAGATAACAACCTCCAAAAGTTGTCCACGCTACTTCTCTTACTGTTAGGTACCTTCCATCATCAACTTCTAAATTTTGTTTAAATTGTGATTTATTTTCAAGTATTAAACCACTACCAAAATGATCTGGTTTTCCATCTGTAAATTGTCCACCAGCGCACTGTATATAATGCTCATAATTATCATTCTGTGCAGGGTATAATAATAGTAAACCCAACATTCCTGCTTCTGGATACTTATCAACATACGTTAGCATTTCTTCCCACCACCCATCTTTAAATGGGTGCATATCTGCATGAAGTATAAAAATATCGTGTTCAGGAAACTGATTCCACATTTTTTGGTACATTAAATCAGAGCCGATTCCAGCGGTATCTTTTTCGTAATGTATATCAAGATCCCAAAACTTATCTTTATGTTCTGCTATTTCATTATCATACACATAAGGTGTAATTATTTTAACTGCCATCTTTTATTCTTTCTTCTCTAAAAGTACAACCATCTGGTATGTATCTTACAATCGTTGCTTTATTCACTAAATAATTATCTTCTTCTCCTGGTGCTACATATTTGCGAGGTTTTGGATTATACTTTTGATTTTCTGGGTGAAAGCATAAAACTCCTTGCCCTGCTCCTATAGCCCAA